CCAAGTTGCGACCCATACCAAACCCAAGCGGGGATTTGTCCCTCTTCTTCATTGTCTGCAGCAGATCATTGGCCGTGAATACCTGCCCCGACGTAGCGCGCCGCTCGGCAGCATCAAATGCCGTGCGAAACATCGCATAGCCGGTGTCAATCTTTTTGAGGTAAGGAGCAGCCTTGGGATTCTGCTGGGAGAGCTCATCGAAAAGCGCAGTTCTGAATTGTTGAATATAGTCGCCAAGATTGCCTGGGTACTTCGACGCTATCTCGCGGAGGCCCTTATCTACATCCTTGATTCCCGGGCGTTTGGCCCCGACAACGGGGTAGAGAAGCGGAACTAGGCGATTATTGAGAATGTTCTCAAGTTGCTTCTGCTCAGTCTCGGGGAGCTCGGTGGCACTCTGCGCTATCCGCAGCATCTCCGCCTCCATCTTCTTGGAGGGGCCGCTGAATTGCAGACTGGGCAGCACCATGTCGTAGGCCATGGAGAATTGCTTATAGGCTTCCTTCAGAGCATCGCGACCCGGTGTGATGTCAGCCGGAAGCTTGCCACCAATGTTCCCGAGCGCGCCATTCAAGTAAGCAATGTTGAGATCCTCGATGCCGCGACCACGGGCCTCCTTGATGGCGGTGCCGAGAATGGGCTGGCTCTCGGCTGTATTCTCCAGCCGGCGAAGATAGCCGCCCTGTATCTGGCCGGGGGTGAGCCTGAATCCTCGGCGCATGAGCTCCTGCGCCTCAGGCGTTATCGACGGAGTGAGAGCCTTGCCGGCGCCCTTGAGCGCAGCCATGCCGGGGAGTGACCCGGCTGCACCCAGCAGTGCGTTCTGTGTCGCACTGGTGCCTCCGGGGATTGTGGGTTGTAGCGACCCGCCGAGAGCGCCGGCCGCCGCAGCGCCGACCGGGCCTCCCAGCACAGCCCCGCCGACCATAAGCGGGGTCTCCACCGCCATATTGCCAACGCCGCGCAGAAGAGGATTGACACCGCCTTGTTTCAGCCGTGCTTCGCGTTGCGCGACCTCCTCGTCCGACAGGGCACCAAATCTCTGCTTGCCGCCGACGATCGGATCCTCCACACCCGCCATGATCGAACCAAAAGCCCCCACACCCTCACTAGATGAAATCTTACCTGATGTGGAAAGTCCTTCCGGGGTGGAATGCTGCGCCTGGATGCCACGCAAAGCGCTCGGCCCATCGGGTGCGCCAGATACCTTATATTTCTTGCCGTTTTCGGGGTTTGTGACGATGTAATCGGGCATTATTTGACCTCTTCGTAGGTCCAGCCACCCGATTCCTGACCATGACCGCCCTTCTCTGCCTTCTGCAGAGCCTCAAGGGTGTCGGGGCGCATAAACGTCTTGTCAAAATCCTTTTGCCCTCCCCCCGATTCATATTGTTGCTTGAGGCCTTCAAATTGGCGCGCCAATAGTTCGCGCGCAGTGTTCAGAGGTCCGTGCAGCATCGCAGGAGCCGCCGCGCTTTCAATCTCTTTCCGGATCTCTTCACGATCGGCAAGCGCACCACCGCCAACCGTCACTGCCTTGGCAACCTCACTGCCGACAATAGATGCCGCAGTCTTGAAATCTGCCACCGCCTGCCCAGAGCCAGACTGAATCCGAGCTCCCTGCATAATCAGGTTAAAAAGCCTGTAATCACTGTTTTGCAGCGCATCAACAAGACGGTCCATCGTGGCCAAATGCCCGATGGCATTATTCAGAGATCTTGCTTGCTTACCTTCAGCGCCAGCTGTGAAGGAATTTTCTATCTTCTGGCGCGTGCTATAGGCAGACTGATCAAAAGGTTTGCCACTTTCCTTCGCTATTTCTTCGACCACCTCCATGGTCGCCCGCCCTGTGGGGTTGCGCCATGCGGCCATCCCGGTAATCGGCGCTTCCTTGGTGTCCACAATAGCCTGGGCATGCTTTCTTATGCCCGGATCCTGCTTAAGCTGCTCAACCCGCGAATCCTCCGCTTCATTCTTTGCCTCATACTGTTGCATGGCAGCGCGGGCGTGCGTCTGGGCCTTTTCACGCTCCATGATCAAGCCATAGGCCGAATTCACATCCCCTTTCTGCATCATCGTCTTGATAATCGGGTCATCGGTCTGCGACGCTAGCGCATACATGGCCGCCATGCGCGCCTTCATGTCCTTTTGTTCCAAGGCAATCTTGTATTTCGTGATCTCGGTCTGGTTCTGCTCAAGCGCCTGCGTTGCCGCCTGATGCCAACGCTCCTTGTTCTCCTGAAACACCTGCTGTTGACCGGAGCGGAAGCCATTGATGGCTCCTGCCGCCGAGTTAAAGGCTGTGGTCATCGCGTTGCGGGTGAACAAGGACCCCAACCCAGCTATGACGATCGCCGGATTCTTGAAGATGTCGAAAACCTCGAGCGGATTGCGCTCGTCGGCTGGTTGAGGCTTGGGCATGTCCCGCAATTGAGGGGTCGGAGGTAGTCCCATGCCTGTGGATAACTGGGGAGACTGGGAGTTTTCCACAGGCGCGAGGGCAGGCCGAGTCGCCGGGGTCGCGGGTTGGACGGGCGGGGCCATCTGCTGCCCCATGCGCCGTTTTGCCTCCGCCAAGGCGGGGTCCTCGGTCGTTACGGCGGCGAAACGAGTATCAAAGGATGCGGGGTCAGCCATTTAGGCCGCCGCGGCTGCCGGCGCTGCCGGCGTCGGTGTTAGGGCCGTTTTGGCCAATTGTGTGCCAGTTCCAACGGCTAGCCCACCGCCTACCGCGCTGGCAAAGTTGGAGATGGCGTTAGAGAGGTTGGTATCCTGCTGGATGGTGGCGCTCATGAGGTTACTATAGATCGTGCCTTGCAGACTGAGGGCCTGCTCCGCGGTCCCGATCGCGCTCTGGCCTGCCTGCTGCATCTGCAGCGCGAGCTGGAAGGATTGAGCCGCAGCCGATTGCTGCACTTGAGCAATAGCCTGTGCCTCTTGGGCCGATTCACCCATACCCATGCTAGCAAAGCGGGACTTGATGGTGGCAATAGCCGCCTGTGTCGCCTGATCCACCATGGCCTGAGCACCGGGAGGCAAGACTCCGGTTGCCAATGGTTGTTCCAGCCCCTGCCCATAGGTTTGCTGCTGCGCCGAAAGCGTCCCGGCCTGATTCGCGACCGCGGTCAATGGCGCCGACCCAGGAGGCGTGTTGGTGCCCAAGGCAGATGCCAGCTTCGGCCCGAGAAGCTGCCCGCCTACCGCCAATCCCCCAGTTAGCCCAAGGCCTGCAAGTGTTGGCCCCCACTTGCTAAGAAAGTCCCCAGAGGCCGCCGGAGCGGCACCCGTGGCGGGGGCTGCAGGAGTAGGAGATCCAAACACCCCTCCAGTCTGAGGATTGGCCGGAGAGACGGTACTGAATTCTGGCGTACTCAATGGCGCTCCTAGTTCAGCCGCGGGCGCGGCGCCAGGGAGGGCCGCAGTGCTCGGCGTCAGTCCATAGGAAGCGAGCGCATCGGTGGGGAGACCTGGGAGATCGGCGGCGGTCAGGCCAGATAGAGCAGTGCCGCCAAGCGGGCTTGCAGTGCCAGCATATCCACCGAGGGCAAGGGCATCCCCAGGAATTTGAGGCAAATCTGCGGAAGTAAGACCGGCTAAACTCGCCACCCCCGGGTCCCCGCCCGGAAGACTGCTGCCAAAAGTCGCCGAGCTGAAGTCGGGAAAATAGCCAACCCCTGGAGGGTCAAGACCGCTGGCCGCGCCGGCCGCATTCACATCTCCCGCAAAACCCAATGCCGTGCTCGGCGTGGCCGCGCCGGCCGCACCGCCAACGCCCGTCGCCAGGCTTTGCGGGGCCGTTGCAGCAGCGCCCAAGAGTGTCGGGTCAATCTGATTAGCCGTAAGGCCCAGGCTGGCAAGAAGATCCCCTATCCCAGTCGCCTCGGAGCCAGCGCCGCCGGCCGCCAGCGCCGCCGTAGCATCGCCAACCGCCGGAATGACCAATGGCGCCGCCAAGGCACCCAGCGCCGGCAAGGCAAACGGAGCGGCAACTGCGCCCAACGTCTCGGCAATGGCGGTCGGTGACCCAAACAAATCGTTGCCCAAATTTGAAATGTTGCCTTTGAACAGATCTGTTAGGAATGACATGGCTAGATATCCAGAAAGGTGTGAGCGGCGAGATGTTCCTGATAGTGATTATAGACCCAATCTTGCACGGACTGTGGGTCTTTGAAGTTCAGATTGGTCAAGTCCTGCCCACCGTATCCGGTGATATTGTTCATATCGTTATGAAAGAACTGATGCCGCAGCAGACATCCCGTTGCATCACTCGCGACCCACGGAATGATAACATAGATCGGATCGTTCGGATTGCCGGCGGCGGTATCCGCCAATATGGCCTGCTGAATATCCTGGTGGTCGATCCAGTTCTGAAACCAAAATTCATCCCACCAGCCAGCATGATCCTGCGGTGGCGGTTCGTAGAGGTTGGGCAACCCCATCTATTTCACCGTCAGAGTCTTAGCCTTGCCGGCACGGTTGCCTCGCTCGCGGCCTTCATTGTCGTGCATCGCGCCTTGATGCAACGGCGAGCCGTGGGGTTTGGCGGCATAGCAACCAAGCCCCTCAGGGGTGACCACTCCGTCGGGAGTGTCAACCATGAGGTCACCAGTGACAAGGTTGGAGAGATATCCGGGGAAGTCCTTGCGGGCAAAGATCGGGATCATAGTAGTCTCCTCAGGAAGTAGGATGCGGTGCCGTTGATCTTCCATATGTTAGCAAGATATATGGCCCCTGTCGTGGTCACATAGGCATCGCCTGCGGTTGTATAGGCAAAGTTGCCCGACAGGGCCGTGCCGGTGACGAAGGTCAGGCCCAATCCCCCCGCCAGGCCCCCCGCCACCCCGTTGGTGATCTGCATGAGCATCGCCCCGTCCGTGGTAGGGGCGACTACGCTCAGCGAGGTCGTATTGTTGACCAGGTATTGCAAATAGCCGTTGGCAAAGTTCAAGGTGGTCGTTGCCAGGGCGGAGAAAGTTCCGACCGCAAAGGCGGTAGAATAAGCAACTGTCGCATTGTTCGCGGTGTCATTGACGATCAGCCATCCGCCAGAGCTGCTGTTCAGATCGCCCCAGTATTGCAGAATGTAATGGCTGCCGCTGAGGATCCGACCCGAGCCAGCCTGCACACCGGAGGCAGTATAGAGGTTCAAGGCCCCCAGACCGAGGAGCTGCACCGTGATCGCCGCGGTAGAGTTGGCCGTGGCCTGGAATGAGAGCATCAGGCCGTTCGTCAGAGCCGTGGGCGCGTAATAGTTGGTGCCGGGAGTGAGCGTAATGGCGTTGGCGGTGCCGCTGACCGTGCACGGGATTGCTCCCTGCTGCCCCACCACCTGGAACATCGTATCGACTTGCGATAGCGGCTGGTTGCCGGCCGCAAGGTTGGCAAAGGTGGTGGGATAAGTCATCTAGCCGCCTATTGGTGATTGCTCTTGGTATACCATGATCTCCTCGGAGAGGACGAATTTAGCGCTGCGACTGGTAGCGGTCCACCCTATCATATTGCCGCGGGTGTTAATCGACAGACCCGTGCCGATAAATCCCTCATTGCCGTCAGCATTCCAACTGATATTTGAATTGCTGGAATTGACCCACTGCACCATTTGACTTGATGCGTTGATCCAGGTTACCAAAAAAACATCACTCTGTGTAAATGCCTGTTCCACCAAGGGTGCATTTATCAACTGTGAATCCACAGTCGCAAACTCGGTCACTCCGCTGCCAATCTGATCAAAGATGTGGGTAAATATCCGATAGGCCGACTTGGTAATCTGGAACCCACTGCCATTAAACAACTTTGTCTGCCAAATCTTGGTAAGCATACTACCATTGCTCGAAGAAAAAAGCTTATAAAGACTGATTCCATCCGTCCCCCACGCGCTGGGCTGGGAGTTTATCATCTGCGTACCGATAAATATGAGATCGGGAGATTGAGAAGCAACAAACCACTTTTTGCCATCCCACACCACAAGCGCATTACGCTTCACACTATCAAAGGGACCACGCAGAGGAACCAAAAGAAGGTAACAGCGCTGATTATTGATCATCGCCACAGCAGACGACGGACCCTGCGTCAAGCTTAGGCTGGCTATGAAATTGCCATTATCATCAAAAATACCATCTAGTTGATCAGAAACTTTTTGTGTTGCACCACCAAATAATGCATAAACACCGGTCGTGTTGGCATAGATCAGCCCGCGGCCAAAAGTCTGAACTGTATTTTGCCAGGAAGCCCCGATCTGCGGATCGACATTCTGGTTATTGAATGTCGTGGTTACCGTGGGGGAACCACTCGACTGAATGTTGGAAATAACATTCACCGAGGAATCACCGAACAAGTACAGAAATCCATTTGCCTGTTGGATACTAAGATATTGCCGCTTGATGAATGGATCGGTGGAGATCTGCGAGGTAGCGCCGTTGGCAATCGTATAATCTGTTCCATCGCCAGGAGCAGAACTCAGATAGGTAACACCCAGAGCAGACCAAACACGACCTTGCCAGACACCTACAGTAGCGCCTTGAGTACCTGAAGGCATGGTCTCCCCCGTGGTCCCACTGGTGAGCCATAAGGGTGCACCTTGCCCTGGAAAATAGATACCCGTAGTATCCGCCGCAAAATATCCATTCACCGTTGCATTGCTTACAATAACAATACCGCCGGGACTATACTGTGATGCTTGCGGCAAGGGCGTCCCAAACGTCGAGGTGCCTGGATAAAAGATGCTCGTCGTTGTAGACTGCGCCACTAAACCACCAGTCGAGGCATTATACACAGCAGCCGTACCCGTCTGAAAAGCAATAAACACATACTGATCAAAGGACACAAAAGAAGTCGAATTCTTATTCGAATTATACATATAAAAGTAAACAATTGGATTGGCGTTCGACCCCACATTCGGAATCTCATTGGTTGCATCCACCATCGAATAGAGGTCTTTGCCGATCGGCTGCATGTTCTCCAGCCAAGAGAACTCCTCGTCATCAATGGCATCGCGGGTGACTTGCGTATTGATGCCCTTAACCGGCTTCTGCCCAATAGCAAATAGCTTCGCCTCAGGACCGCCAGCAAACCTCTTTGCAGGATCGTCAGGCATTAGAAGTCACTCTGATAATAGTCAGGTACAAACGGGCCTGTGGTCATGCCCACAGCCTCCTTCATGCGCTCATCATATTCGCCCTTTTGCGCCTTGGCCTCCTCGTAGCGCTGAGCATCGAGCAGGGCGAGATAGGCCGCATAGTAGGGGACAGGGGTTGTCCAGGGATAAGACAGCGCCTCGGCGGTGGCGTCGGTGACCAGGGCGACGGGGTTGCACCAGCAATCCCAATCCATCTGCGAATTCTGCGATGGAAGCTCCCACAGATAGATCGAGCCATTCACCCCCATGCTGTACTGCGACCAGACCGTGGGGAAGTTCTGCATCCCGGTATTGTAGGAACGGAAGTAGGCTTGAAACTCGGTCCAAATCTTGGGCTGCAGCAAAGGCTTCATGGCTGCATTAGCACCCCAGGCGCAGGCGACCGAAAACACCCCCATGATCTGATCAACCCCGGCAAGGAGGGTCTGGTTGCGGGCTAGCGTCTGCGCGGTAGAGAACTGATAGACTTCCTGGGCTACGACAGTGGTAAGGCTATTATCGATCGTAAAGGTGACAGTGGCACCGCCGTTAACGCCGAGGCTGTCGGTGACTGTTGCCGTGGTGGTGGTTCCGGTGACGTAGCCCCAGCCGCCATTGACCAGGGTGACGGTGCTCAGAGCGCCGCCCGAGAAGGTTCCGGTAAGTTGGGCCTGCTGGCCGGCCCCATTCACCACAATCGTTGCCACAGTCCCGGAATAACCCGAGCCTGGAGCGTTGACCGCTACCGCGGTGATGGTGCCTCCGGAGAGGAGAAGGCGTACCGACTGGCTACGCCCAGAGATGCGCAGACGGGCGCGGTTGATATAGCCGGTGAGCTGCGCCGCCGTCCAATAATTGTTGGACGGATCGTGCAGAAGATCTGCAGCCTCATTCTGATAATTAGTGAGGGCCATTCGCCGTTACTCTCTCGAACAAGGCAAAGCCCCACGGCAGATGCAGCGGCCCGGAGAACATAACCCGGCTTGAACCGGCGGTGTAGGTCTGCATGAAGTGCGGCGAGGTCGGCTCGGGCAGGTCGATGTCGATGTTGAATTTCTCCAGCTTGGAGAGCGCATAACCCTCGCCGAGCATGAAGGCTGCCAAGCGGGCAACCCCGTAGATATTGTGGAAGCTCTTTCTCGGACGCTGGTGCTCGGTCACCACGATTTCGCAATCAATATCGCCGGCATAGAGTAGAGCCGAGAAGGCAATCCACTTTGGGTGCAGACGCACACGGATCTGGTGCAGCGGAGTAACATATTCCGGCATCCAAGAAAGCACTTGCAACATGACCACGGCATCAACGCCGAAGATCGGTTCAATGTTTTCAAGCGACATCTGCTTGAATTCGGTGTTGGAGGCTCGGCCCTGCCAGGCTTCGGCGTGGTCAATCAGTGCCTGCGACTGGTCTATCCCCACAAATTTTGCGGTAGGAAAGCATGCGGCCAGATAATTAGTAGGACCGCCAGCACCACAGCCAGCATCGACACAAAGACCAACATTTGCCATGCTCCCACGGATGAACTCGGAGAAATGAACCGTCGAACGGTTGGGTTGGGTGTGCTGCCGGGTGTGATACTCCAGCGTTGCCGCGTCGGGGGTGATGTTCCACTCATTGAGGCGCATCACCGCCCTCCCTGCTGCTGGCCATCAAGCTTTGGTGCCTCTACATTACTCGGAGGATAGAATTTTCCAGGAAATTTCAGCGCGGTGACAACATCGGGAGGCATGGCTTGATAGGCCTTGGTATCCTTCTCCATATAATCGTGCATGGCATCATAGCGAGATTGAGCCTGTTCCGGATTTGAATAGGAAGGAAACTTATCAAACCCGTATTCCTGCGCACGTGCGATTGCCTGCTCCGGCGGCAATATCTTTCCATCCCAGACTGTAGGAATGTTATAGGTCTTCCCGTCAATCTCCACTGATGTTTGAAACAGTGAAGAACGAGTCCCGTCAGGATTATCTACACCACCGCGGCCATAAAGATTACTCAAGTGCATCTGGTATAAGGCAACCTCTTGCGGATTAAGATTCAACTTCTGGCGCGCTTGTGCCAGATTGTCCGGCCTGTCCCGACCGCCTATAAGGCTGCGCATGAGTTCGGGATTCTGCATTAGCAGGCGCGCAAAATTATCCGCGGTCAGATCAAGTGGCATCGACCGCCTCCAGCCATTGCTTCATCGAGTCGGGCGAGCGCTTGACGATGTTGGCGAACATGCCGTCACCGTAGACCTTCCCTTTGATGAATCTTCCGTCTGGGGACTTGAATACCTCGAAGATCTGGCAGGCTTGGGTAATGAGGGCGGTGGTGGTGGAGAATTGCTTGGTGCCCAAGCCGGTTTGATCGCCTACGGTAGCGAGAGTGCGGGCTTCGTTGATCTCCTTAACCTCGTCCTCCTTCACCGCATAGGCGTGAGTCTTGCCGGTGAGTGAGCAGTCGTAGCCGAAGAAGTGCAAGTCCTGATAGCCAAGCATGAGCGCCATCTGAATGGCATTGACGCCGACCATGCAGCCCCAGTTCAGAGTTTCCTCACCACCGAAATAGGTGTGCTCGGTCTCCACGGTGCCAACCTGCCCCTTGAAGTGCCACATGACGACCGGGTAGGCCTCCAGCCATTCAAACATGTTGGGGTCGGCTTGCGAGGCGAGGAGATAGACCGTCTTGCCTTGCCGATGCTTATAGAAAGAGATGGTGTCGGGGGCCGGGTCGGTGACCAGAGCATAGTTGGGAATGATATCCTGTTCGACTAGGTAGTCGTGCACCGAGCCGCAGGCCATCACCGCGTCGAATTCCCGGATCTTGTCCAGGTAAAGCGGCAGCGAGGGGCCGCCGGCCACCAGCGCCATCTTTGGGTTTGGGCGCCGCCGCAAAAGACAGGGAAGATTGAGAAAGCGCTCCACCGGCCGCCTAATATTGGCGGCGATATTAGCGGCGCGGGTTTCCTCAGGAATGCGCGCCTTGCAGACGACAATGAGTGGAACCTCGCTGCCGTCCGGGCGCTGCATCTTAAGATAGTCTAGCGGAGCATTACCGTCTAGGAGGTGGGCAGACTCCTCGAGGGTTGTCTCGACATAATCAACCATGCCTCCCGCCTTACCATGGTTTAGAACTGCTGCACATAGCTGGTGTCGGAGATGCCGCCGACCGTGGGAGTTCCCAGGATGGCCACCGCGGCACCGGTGGTGTTGGTGCCAATGATGCCCATCGTGGGGACCAGTTGGATGCCGAGGCCCGGATCCTCGATCACCGAACCCGTTGTGGTGATCACGCCGCCGACCACGTTGGCGGTGATGCGCGCCGGCCGCGGGAAGGTGATGCCGTTGGCGTGCAGCGGGTTGACCATCGCCGGGGAGGCCTGCGCTGCCACCAGATTTCCGGTGGAAACAAGGGTGGTCCCGGCGGGGTAGCCGGCGCCCTGGGCGGTGGTGCTGGTAAACACCGGGGGAGTAGTGATTGTGAAGTTCATCACCACCGTAGCGGCACCGGTGCCGGTGGAGAAGCTTAGCGTGGGGACGCCGGTCAAAGCTGTACCGTGATTGGAGGGATAGAGGCCGGTGAGCACGCCCGTCGCCGTTATGGTGGCGACCACCACAGCGTTGATGGTAGGCCCGGGCGTAGTCGCGTTGGCCTCGCGCGGGTCAGGAATGAAGGTGAGGTTCGGGGCCGTGAGATATCCGGCGCCCTGATTGAGCACCTGCACAGCTGCCACCGGAATGGTGCCGCTCGAGAGCGAGGTGACGATTGCCGTGGCCTGCAAGCCGCCCGGCGGCGGCGCATCGATGACCACAACGGGGACGAAGTTGTAGCCAGCGCCTGCCGTAGTCACGCCGGTCGAGGTGGCGAAAGCTGTCGGCAGCGCGCCGCCAATGATCGGCACCCAAGTCGAGGCACCGGATGAAACCGTGACCGTTAGGCCTGTGGCCGTCGAGCCAATGCCAGTGGTAGCGGCACTTACGGTGCCGATGGCGGTGATGACGGCACCAACCGCACAACCGGTGAGGTTGGCCAGGCGCCAATTGGACCCGTCCGACTCTACGACGATCGGGCAACCCACATCACCGACAAAATTCTTCATGCGGCCGGTGATCGGGTCGAGAAATTGGATGAAAGTGCACGGCCCGCGCGCAATCCACCACGTTCCCGCCGGGACCGTCCAGGTTTCGCCAGCCGCCAGCGTCATGGCGTTGCTCAGGCCGGTGTAATAGCCATCCGTGAACGGCGGCGAGCCGATCGCCGTGAAGTTCGACGCCAGACCGACATTGGGGAGACCGACGCCGGCTCCGCCGAGACGAGGAAGTGCCATTTCTAGTCTCCGTTCTTAGAACAGGGCGCCAGTGATGCCGGTTACCCGCATACCGGAGACCGGCTTGGTGCAAACCACGTCAAAGGCGACGATAACGACACCAATGTTCGCAATTTGTAAGTTAGGGATGGCAGAATAGAAGCCCGAGAAGGCAAACGGGGCATCCTCAGACATGTACAGCGCCAGATAGCGGCTGTTGATGACGTAGGCGGTTCCCTTCGGGCAGAAGGGATCCATAAAGATCGGGGTGTCGCCGAGCATGATGCCGCGGAAACCGGCGTTGCCCACGTCGTCGGTGCCGTAGCGGGAGCCGGGAGTCGTATAAAACGTCTCCGAACTCATATAGTCCTTCATCAAGGTTGCCCAATCTCCTGGGTACATCACCACAAAATCCGGCGCTTCGCCGCCGGATAGGTAGGTGGTCTGTACCAGGTAGGGAATAAAGGCGACGCGGGTGCTGGCAGCGCCGGCCGAGGTCACCAGGTTGGATTTCCAGAACGAATTGCCCGAGGCCGAGCGATTGATGCCTCCGTATACGGAAACGTTGGTGCCGTCGTCGTAGGCCTGGAGCAGGCTATCCACCTGGGTTGGGAAGTTTGCGTTGTTGGTGAACAGAGCCGAGCTAATGGCCTGAACGGCAACGGTTTTTGCATCTGCCATTCTGGCCTTGAGAATCGGGATAACCGCTTCCGAGCTTTGGATGAGCGCTTCCATCCCCATGAACGGAATGGGGACCACGCCGAGTTTGAGGTTGAATTCGGCGTTTTGCGCCGCGGTTTGCACCGCCGGCTGCGGAAAGACGCCCGAGTAATCGGACCAGGAGAAGGCGACATAGCTACCACCCTGCACCGGCACCGTAACCTGGGAGACACCGCCCTTGGCGCGCTGCGCATTGCGCATCAGCAGGCTCAGAAGGGGCGTTGCCTTGTAGATCTGGACAACTAGCCTCGGAATAAAGGCTCTGCGGGTGGTGGCGACGAGTTCGTTGCCGATCGCGCCTGAGGGGACGATTCCCACTCCTAACTGGGGCATATTCTCTCCTGCTTTTACCTACAGGAGCGCGGCGGCCCTCCTTATGGTCCTTCCCTTAGGTTATGATCTGCCCGCGCTTGCGGGATTCCTCGTTCCAAGCCTTCTGCGCCTCACGTTCGGCCCAGGCATCCTCGTCCTTGAACAGCAATTCGAGGTCCTTGTCGTCAGTCTTGCGCCCAAATCCCCAATCGGTGGGCGATATGACCGAGGGTTCCTGCTGCTGTGGGGGATTCCTATGGTCCCAGAGGTCGGCAGCGTCCATGATCGACGGCAATTGCCGCTCTACCATGTATTTCTTAAGCTTTTCAATGCCTTCGTCGGTGAAGCTACGCTTTTCCTTCAAGCTTTCGATGTCTCGGGAGAGGGCATCGTCAAGCTTCTTACCCTTCTCGCCGTCCACATAGTCCGAAAACATCTTCTTGAGCTCGGCCACATCGGCAGTATAGGGCGCCATCACGTCGTCAGTGGTGACCACTTCCTCGGGGAAGTGCTCTTTGATCAGAGGTTCCACCTTGCGGCGTGTTTTGGGCGACAAAAGCTTGTCGAGGAGGGCGCGCGAACCGCGAAGAACCGCCAGTTCCTGGTCGGAGATCTCAGCCATTCTTCGATTTCTCCTCCTGGCGCATCAATTCACGCCAAGCCAATAACGCCCGCGCATTCGTGTACACAAGCCAATCAGCGTAGGAGGTGATTGGCTTCTCAGACATGCTTGATCGTCATTTCGGGGGCCGAGGGCTGGCCGGGGTTCTGCGACCGCGGATCGGAGTTCATGTGCCCGAAGATCGATTTGCGGGTGCCCCAGCCCATCTCGTCCATGTCAATCTTGACGATTTGGGGATCCTTCTCGATCAACCGGTTGATGTTCGGACCGGGAAAATTCTTGGTAGCCATTGGTTAACTCTCCTATTGAGGGGGGCCGGCGGCGCCGGGTCCAGCGGGAGGAGCCATGCCTGGTCCGCCAGCCCCGCCACTCGCTCCGCCGAGCGAGCCCATGACCTGGTTCAGCATCGCGTTTTTGCCGGCGTTCTGCATGAGGTTGCGGAGCTCGGTCTGCTGCACACCCGGCACCTCGGCGCTCGGGGGGACAACTCCGGAAATGGATTGGATGGCCGACATGACTTTCTTGTGCGGCTCGGAGCCGATCGGAAGCTGCGGCAAGGCCTTCTGCAGCATAGAGATAGCCTCCCTCACTGTGGCAAGCGCACCCGCGGAGGCTCCGGGGGATGCTGTGGGGGACGCGACGGGAGAAGCCCCCATCGGGGGCGTGCCACTAAGTGAGGGAGGCATCATCGGCACGGGTGGACCGATTAACGCCGGTGCTTACGCTTCCGACGATTATAGACTAGACCCTGGCTAAGCATCGTTCGACTCCTAGGTTGTGCGCGGGACACTTATTGCACCGCTTCCATGCCTCACTTGCGTTTGCCCTTGGTCAGCATTTCAGGATGTTCCTTTACTAGCTGAGCTTGAGCAGCTTCGCGTTGTTTGGCATGCGCGATTAGAATATCCATGTGCGGTGGGTGCGTCAACATGATGGTGTCGGCACCGTCGATGGCACCAAGCTTGGCGAGCGCAAATGCAAGCCGCTCGTGGTCCTCGGCGTAAACCGGGGAGGATGAATGGGAATCGACTATCAGCTTGGCATCCTCGGGAAGCTGACTCAGCAGGAAGGAATTCTTGCCCGCCTGATTTACCGACGCATCCTTGGCCTGCAGCATCCGAAAACAGAAGTCGCCCCACTCGACACATTGCCGCTCGATAGCGAGCGAGCGATCGCGCATTCGCGGCGAGGAATTCCGGGCGAGTGTGGCCGCCTGCTGCTGCGAACGTACACCCTGATCGCCCTGCCCGGATAGGATCGGCGTAAAGCCGGCCACGTCGTCAAACATCTGCATGGTCATTTCCAGGCGGCGGAACAGCTCGGGTGGTATATCCGGCGTGTGATCCTCCATTTTCGCATTTGGATTCTCTTCTGCAATAAAGCCGCCAGGCCGTTTGAATGCCTTGTATTTCTCCAATGTCATGCCGGCAAAGCCAGTAGCACTTCGAGGAGGATCTGAACGTAATTTGGTAATTCGGCGGATCGCCTGAACCTGCTCGTTCATATCGTCCTGCAAGCGATACAGATAGGCAACCTCAGACTGCCCCCAAAAGTAACCTTCAGTCTCATTAGCACATACTTTTACAAATGGGTGATGCCCGCGCATCTCATGGTCATTCTCAAGACCATCTCCCAAGCCGCAGAGATTCCTACGCCTTTCGGCTCCCTCGACTACAATGTCGGGCTTTACGATTCGAATGGTGGTGTAATCTTGCCGTTCTCTATCTTGGATCCATAATTCATCAAGCCGGACGAGACTAGTAGCAACTTTGGAGTCCAATACAGGTGTCGGGACACCAACGATTCCGACCATACCACTCCCGCTAGAGGTGGTGAGGGAGACGGGTTGGGTGCCGCCGACGATGATCTGGCGGAAGTAGTCATTGTTAAAGTCCTCCTGCTCCCGATTGGTCATGGTCCCATTCTTGACCTGATCCATGATCTTCTTGCGGTCGGGGTGGTCCCATATAGTGCGCTCGAAAGCGCCGGGGGTCATATAGGTTGACTGGACAAAGGCTTCCTGGCGGTCAAGATCGTCGATGTCCTCGCGCAACACCCCGAAGAAGTTGGGGCGCACGATCCAACCCTCGAGGCCGTCGTGACCCCAGATGCCCTTGATGATCTGACAGCCATCGATCAGAGACCCATCAAGAGCTAGCTTAAAAGCCATGTCGAGGTTTCGATTCCGGAACTCGCGATTGAACTTTCGCGCTGCAACATCTCCCATAGTGTGAACTTCGGCGGGTTCCTCGGAGTCGAATTCAAAATCAAAGCGCACATCGGCAGGTGAGAAGAGGAAAGCCGAGAGTCTATCAATGTGAGGGTATATTCGGTTGTAAGTCGTAACTTCGGCATCACTTGTCCCCGTGTAGAAGTAACTCCGATACATCTTGATGAGATCGCGGCGCTGCTCGCGTGACGACGAGCACTCCTCGATGAGACCCAGCGCCCACTCGGCCAGATTTTTCTGCGGGATCTTAAGCGCCACGTTTCCTGCCGCCCACGACATTACCGTGCATGTCAGCGGCGGCTTCGATGCGTGTCATCTGCTGTGGAGTGGGGACTTTGCCCGCTTTCACCCCCTGGTGCAACATCGCCATTGGGTCTACCCCTTGCGGCCCCACCTTGGCCGCGGCGATCATCGACTGCCCAGTCATGGTGTTGATGTGTGAGGGGGTGCCGTGGTTGGAACCCCAGAAGTCGTGCTTGACCTGGGTTTCCTTGGTCTGCTCGGTATATTGGGCAATCTCGCGGGTTAAGGTTTCGTTCTCCGCGGTCGTATATTTCGGCATAATGGCGGCTGACTCGCCGGGGAGTGCATTGTCCTTGAAATTCGTAAGCCCATAGTCCTTTTCCATGATGTCCTGCGTGAAATCCACGGCTTTTGACGCTGCAGAGCCACCCACAGAGAAGCTTTTAGGCCTCCAATCGAGAACCTTGGAACAGGTAGGACAATCTGGGTCACCGGATTCGGACGCACACTCCACCTCCCATTCGCTGCCGCAGTCGTCACAGCCATAGGTGCGGTAAACCATGGTCAAGCCGGGGTCTGTGTGGGACCAGGTGCTACCAAGGCCGCCGCCATCTTTGCCGAGAAACGATGCCCATCCACCAATGCAAGACCATCACCGCACCAGTCATCGGGCGCCACGACCGGCCATTGACCATTAGCTGCCTCGTTCTTGCCAAAAAGAGTTGGTGCCGACTGGTGGCAAGTATTTTTCACAAAGAAAACACAGGCAAGGCAACTATCGGCCATCAGATCCGCTCCGGATAGTCAAATGGGCGAGCCCACATCTCCTGCCAAGACGATTCCACCTTCTGCAGTGAATAGGTTGAGCCTGGACCTCCGGTCCCCTTAATACGCCAGCCTAACCCTTCAAGCTTCTTGTTCGCCGCCTTTGCCATGACCGAGACAATATTGTGATCCTCGGGGCCGCCATTGGGGTCATCGGCATAGACTGCGTCGATGATCTGCCAGACAGTCACCCCTTGCGGATTCCTAGCAATATAATCAACCATTGCCTGCCGACGCAGCCCGCCAACATGGAACTTCGGAGGGAATCCGCGCCCACAATGCGGGCAAACATCATCGCTCATAGCTGTCTATGCTCGCCCATGCCGCAGCGTCATCCCTGTCGATGCGCCGCTCCTTGGCCTGATCAAAGAAGTCAGATACCACCCGACCGATCATCGAAGCTTGCGGTGCTTCCAGGGCTAGCCGCTCCTCGGTAGCCACACGATCAAAACGCTGATCATTGGCAATCATACCCGCTCGCACCCACTGAATCCAGGCGTGGACGGCGAGGGCCTGAGCGAACACCCGATCGTCGTGGGCGCGGCCTTCGGCCTTGATCTCAGAGCCGTCCTGAACAACTCTTTCCATCTCCTCGAGGAGAGGAACCGAGAACACTTCCAAGGCGCCCACCGCATACGTGTCGCGCAACTGGTTCATGATCAATAGCTTGTTGTCCTGATTGGTTTTCCAATTATACACATAGCCCGCGCCCATGCTATCGGGACGGTGATAAAGATACCAGCGCACCGATGAGAATATGTCTTCAAGGTTGCCGGCCGATTCTGAAAGTCCTGGTATAAGGCGGCTGTCGAGGAGTTGGCGAAGGTGACGCAGCTCATCCATAACAGCAAAGCCAGGACCGTTAACTTCAAGATTGATGATGACGTTACGGTAACACCCAGCGAGGTGCGCCATAGCCCAGGTGGCTTGGTATGTTTCAGGGATTCCGGTACAAAATTCAGCCACTTGCACAAGTCGGTCGGCATAACACCTATCAATGGCGATGCAATGTCGGTCTTTGTCTTCTCGTCCATAGGCCGTGTCGAATCCCATTGTGTAGACGCCATTGGGGTGCGGCTCCTGCCATATTCTCAGATCTGCCTCGGCGGTCGAGGCTAGTTCTTCAAGCTCAGTGGCGGAAAAATTCTGTCCCATGTGATAGCGATAAGCCTTGAGGGGTGTAGCCTCCTCATGTACCGCGCGCATATTCGAGGTGACCTTGCGCAACGGAAAAAACGAGCGGCCGGTAGAGATGAACGCCTCGCGCGAAGTCGAAGGGTAATTCTGGCGCATGAGATCCGGATCAGTAATCTCAGCAGTACGCATATATCGGTGCCAAGCCCACTGCGTGGGTTTGATCTCATAATTCGATTCGTCAATGACTGCTTGCGCAATCTCCCTCTCCTCCTCAGTCTCGGCACCGTCCCACCAACGCGCATATTCCGGCGAACCTTCGGCAAATGAGTAATCCTCCTTCAGAAACCAGCCGAGAAAGAACAGTGTCTGGGTCGTGTCGTCCGCCTCGGCACCGTTGCAGAGGTCGTACCACTCATTTCCCAGACCGCGAGCAGTACTCTCCCAGATGTAGAGGCGGTGGGGGTGTTTTTGGGCGAGGGATGCTTTCAGATTGGCGATATCGGCCTCGGTGCTCCCCCAGTTGGATATTTCGGTGGCGTGCATGAAGTTCAGGGCGCGGGAGGTGCCGAGACTTCCTTTTTTTCCTCGTGTGCCGGCGACGAGGTAGTCGATGACGGATCCGTTCTGGAGAACGAGATTGTTACGGTTATGCAGCTTGATGCCAACGCGGAGGCCTCGGGGAAGAGACTGGATATATTGTTCAAGCAGGATCCTAAATTTGTCCCGATTGCCATCAGTGTCCGTAATGATAGCTCCTTGGAGCTTGTCATGTACCGATGCCCAGAAGACATCCAGCGCGAGGGATACAGTTGAAACTCCAAGCTGCCGAGACTTGAGGATTTTGAAGTCATGGATTCCGCGCCCGAGTCCATCGGCGATCTCCTCCAGGAATTTATATTGTGCCGTATAGAGTACGTCGAGCAGCGGCGTCGGCTTGGAGCTTTCCAACTCCTTGGAGCTGATCGTCATCCCCGAGAGAAATTCGAGGAAGCAATCCATCCATTCGGGTTTAGCTAATTTCTTCATACAAAGGGACCACCGGGATACAAGACATGCCTCCCTTTAGGAGTTACCCAGTATTGCCCCGACCCGGCACAGCGATCACATTCTTCCGGACCAATAAAATCGTTCCATGAATAACTGCTTGTCTGCCCAGTGCCATAGCACACATAACAATTCTCCCGCTTCCATCCTTGCTGAATGCGAACTTCCTGAATGCAAAACCACTCCATAATAGTCATCGCTTCGGCTCCCAGCGATCGCAGACCATCTCGCGACGAATCTCGCCACGCACCAGGCCGCACTGCCCCACCGAGCCGTCTGGCCTGCCAATCACCTTACGAAACATCGAGCAGTTGCCACAACGGCGGGAGCCGGTATGTTTGCGATAGTCTACCGCCTCCTTGGTGAGCCTATCGATCAAGCGTTGATCCCTACTTCCAGATCGGAATAGCGATTGAGCGCATCGAGGAGCTCGGCGTAGGGCGTCGCCCCCTCGCCGGCCGCGGCGATCATCCCGCGCAACATTGACGTGTGGGCGTCCCTGGTAAGCCGGATGGGAAGGGGGCCGAAGGCCTCGGTGAGCGCCTTACGAGTCGCTTCGATACTCGTCCCGTTGAAGCGTAATCGTTGCGGATCCTGCAGCGGTCGCCACACGATCTCCTCTTCGCGGATCGCTACTGTCTGCTTCCCCGCTATGAACGGTATCGTCTCCGACATTTTGTATCTCCCGATAGAGGTTAATCTTTATGCGCCACGAATGCACGGGTATGGGCCATAGGCAGATGAGCAGTCCCTGGTAGGTCCAGACCACGGGCACGCCGCGGGTGATATAAGGAGTTTCCACATAGAAGCCCTGGCCATCGCGCGGAATTCGCTCCCCGAATTCCTTATTATCGATGAGGAGCAGGGGGAAGTCGCGTTGCCGCAGTCCAATCAGGCACACCCGCTCCGGCACCCAGCCCCTGCCGATCTTCGATCCTTCGATGCCGATCTTCCACTTGCCGGCCTCGATGGCGCGATTGAACAGCTTGGTTTCAAGCATCCTCGTCTTCCTCGGAAACCCAGCCGGCGACCGAGCGCGGCCGATCGGCTTTCGTCTCGATCATCGGCACCGGACGCCAGTCAATCTTGCCCTCCGCACTAATCCACATCTGGTGCAGGCGCTGCTCTCCCTTGATAGGAGAGAAGCCGAAGGCAACCGTGGGGTAGAATTCTTCACTCATGCTGCGTTGGGGATTGCTGATAGCATCTCTGCCAGCGTCGGCTCATGACAGCGGCACCACAGCTCCTCATTGACGGGGGGAAAGTCAGCAACCGACGTGGCACCCTGCGGAGTGAGGAACAGGGAAAGGGTCGGCGGGTTGTAGCGGCAACTGCCGAGGCCGGGGTTGACCAGCCCCTTGGGGACGTAATAGCGGCACGTCTTGCAGGTCACGGTCATACTTCATATCCCATGTCGCGGCAGGCTGCGGTGTGCAGCCGAATGCGTTCGTCGCGGGTGAGTTCAAGCACCTCGGAAATGCGCTGCAGCTGCAGCGCCGGAATCTTGCGCTGCCCCAGCGCTATCTGCCCGATGAACTGTTGCGAGAGGCGATAGCCACGGCGCTCCATCGCCCTAGACAGATACGCGTAGTCGTAATTCTTGGCGATCAACGCCTTCTGGAACTCAAGGGGAAATTCCAACCGCGTGTTCATGCAAGCTTTCATACGCTAAGATATGAAAGCCTGCAAGCGTTATCTATGCCCCGGCGGCAACAGCGAGCCGAGGCCACCACCTCCGAGCAGGCAGGAGAGGAGCGCAAACACAACATAGATCACGATAATGCAGACAAACGCCCACAGCAGGATATTGACCACCTGGCCGATGAGCGGCACGCCAACCTGATCCAGCACCCACGGCACCACTAACCGAATAATGGCAATCACCGCGAAGATGATGATGCAGTAGACCAGTAGCTGCTCGAGCCACTGCAGCGAAAAGCAACCCATTTTATTTCTCCTTGGCCCAAGGGATCTCCTTGGCTTTCCTTTTCCTCGCCCGGTAGGCACGCATGTACTCGCGAAAGTACTCAGTGCGCACGCGCTTGCCCCACACCCGCTTGGGCTTAGGAGCCCCGGCCTCGGAAGACCGGGGCGTCACATTATCCCTGGCGTGAGCGGATCTGGCCACGGCGGCATGGTCATCACCTCCCTCTATCCATCCCTTGGCGTGCATGACTTTAGTCAACCCCGAGCTCGGCCTGGTATTGCGCAGGCGCTTCAGCCATTCCAGCCGCGTCTCCTCCGCACCAGAGGCCCGCAAGCGGCGCATCGCCATAAATCATGCCTTCGGAGGAGTCAGCGCTGTAGCAAGGTTCGCCGTGTCAGCAGCCACAGTGGTCGATGCCTTGGAAAGACTGGCCACCGCCGCCTCAATCGCCGGCGTATCGTCAGCCGCAACCGCGGCAGTAATCGCCGCCACCGCCGTCTGTACCTCAGTATCCAACTGCGCCACATTTGCCGCAATCTGCGACACCGCAGCGTTGAGATCGTCAATCTTGTTCATAAGCTTGCTTTCCTGTGTGAGTAGAAGGTTTACATTCTTGCTGACCGTGGCCAACTGAGCCTGTATCGCCGCCAGAGTCGTCCAAGGCCACATCATTCCCCACTCATAACACAATCGCGCAATGCAAAGATAACCTGCTCCTTGGTACGCATCGGATCGTCATTCCAAATAACCAAGGTGCCAATTAGCCGCCATCGCCAGCCTAAATACCTCACCAAAGGCAAAGCCTCGTCATCCGTCACATCAACCGCCAGTAGCGCCCCAATAAGACACCGCGGCCCACCCGCCTCCGCCCCCAGCCTCCCCTGCACCCAGCCATGCCGCTCAATGTCATTCGCCGCAGCCAAATACTTCAGCTGCCATACCGCCAGCGGCTTAACCTCCGGCGTCACCCTCTCCTGCCACTTCGGATCCCATAACATCAGTCAACCTCCCGTTTCACTGAAACACCTGTAAACCATCTGTTAACCCCATGTCAACCAGCAGGTTTACGCTTTCTCCTCATATACTCCCGCATATACTCCCGCTGGTAAACCTTCCGATCGAAGGGGCCGGCTGAAGAAGACTTCACAGTGGCAGTAATCTCCGCCCCCCCGACACTCATTGACGCCCCACTCACAACAGGTCGGATAGGCTTCTCCACGCCCGCGGCAGACACAGAAATATCGCCACCCCCACATAGCAACCAAAACCACATTACCACTCCTCCACCCGTAAACCAGCACCAGTGGTTAACGCTTTTTGGGGGGGTCTGTCAACCCAAAGCAATCAGTTTGCAAGCAATCAGTTGGTCCCATTTTCCTTTTGGGGTGAGGAGGGAGGGGTGCCAACATTCTCACCGCGACCGTCCCATCCCCTCCCCCGGACCTCCCCCGCCCCCGGTCTGGCTCGGCTGCGCTAAAGCTTCCCTAGTGCTTCCCAATGATAGACTAGTCTAGTGTTATCAATGACTTAGATAGCCTATGATGTTAACTAGATATTAACGAGTGCGAGGGAACAGAGAGTGAAAGCTTCTGGCTACATACACACGCATAGCGGGAGAAGATGCGACGCACCACCATCGCATCTACATCTAGTGAAGAACTGTAAGTATGATTCATTCCTTCACGGAAGACCTAACCAAGTCTGATTGGAGCAAGCCGTGTATTCTCTGAGTATTATCTTGGAGGTTGGTGAGGATAGGGGTAGGCGGTGATTGAGGGGGCGCGAAGGCCTTTGACTGCGCCTCTTGTACCAGCCTAGCAAACGCGTGGAGGTGCATCACGATCAAGGGTTCGTGCCGATCCTGCTTCACGACGAGTGCGTCATTACCTACCAGCCATTGATACAAAGGCGAGAAGCCTCTCGCTCGGCTCTTGCATTCGACCTGCATTCCGTCGAGGCAGATCACGTCACCTGGAAACCCGTGATGCGCGCCGGAGCTAGGCACCCGCTTTGCGTCCAGGTTGTAGCTGCGCAGGAGGTTGACAACCTCGCGCTCGAGGCGATTGCCTTTCTGTCGTGGGGCGCGGCCGCTCATTCCAATCCTCCCTCTTGTTCACGGTTTATCCAGAAATCTTTCACCTCTGTCAACCACTCTGTTGACAGTCTTGCTTTCATTCGGTAAGGTACATCATCAGAACGGGAGATGGACATGACACACCGAATCAATTGTTTCCGCTTCTTTTGGTCTTGCAATCAACGCGCTCGAGCTATCCGAGCCATCTGGCAGGGATGGTGATCATGAAACTCCTCCTCGCCGCCCTTGCCCTCACCTGGGGCATCGTTTCCTTCCAACTCGGCTACAGCCAAGGCTTCGCCGCCGAGCGGCCAGCCACATTCAATGATAGGTTTGGAGTTTGGCCGCGGCCCTTGCTGCCGTCGATCAGTCCGTGGCTTCTTCGAAGATATGCGTAAACCACACGTCAACCACCTGTTAACCATTTGGTTTACGCGCGGAACAATCGCAAGTGATTTCAAGCCTCTAGGGATGTAAACCACCTGTAAACCGTGTAAACCTCATGGTTGACAGTGGTTAACATCCCCTTTCTTCCTCGCCCACCCTCTTTTCTGAGGTTTCGGGCAGTCCGCCGCGGACATAGTAAGGGCTAAACTTCTTAAGACTTAGTAAGTACTTAGTAGATCTTTATATGTCTTACTTACTTACTTGTAGGAGTCTTAAGGTAGGGTTTTAGGACACCCGCCCGATCCTCTTTCGAGGCACAAGTCAATTTTAGCTTGACTTGCTAGTCCCCTCCGGTCATGTTTCCCAGAGTTCGGAGGCGACCCTGTTCCACATTGGCGCCCCGGGCTATGTTTGGCGGTGTTGTTGCTTAGGCCTCCTGTTCCTTCTGGTGCAGGAGGCCTTTCTCTCTCAGCTCCCTGCACAGATCAAAGATAAAGCGCTTTGTCTGGGGATCACGTTTGGCTTGGGCGAGGATCGACGCGATTCCATCCCACACCGTAGAGTGGTCGCGGCCGCCGAGTATGCGGCCGACCTGGGGAAGGCTGAACCGAGTCATGCGGTAGATTAGTAGGTAGCAAAGCCGTCTGGCAAGCATGATCTGCCGCTCATGTGAGCGGCCATAGATGTCCTCAGGGTAGACCCCCGTCCGAAAAGCCACATATCGCACAATAAAGTCTTGCCTGTGCGCTCCTGTAGAGAACTTCGGGCCTGGCGCTGGCGAAAGACGCCTATGCGCTGCGGCGTACTGAGCCGCTAGATCAGTCTCGATGCTCAATACCCCTCCAGTGCCCTAGCGGAGGCCGCTGGTAGCGTTTGGCCTCGGCGAGGGCGCAAAGGGCACCCTCCTCCAACCGACGCACCACAGCCCAAATGCGGGCATCTGTGGCCACGAATTTACGGCACTCACCCTCTATGGCAGATAGAAGCCGGAGCTTGGTGGCCGCCAAGGCTTTCTCGGCAGCCAAAAGACGATCATAGGCAGGGTCAGACATGCGAAGCCTCCCCGAATGGCAGAGCGTAAACCACGATACCCCTATCCCTCCCCGGGTGCAATGGCGAATCTTCCGAGCTCACGACGGTAAATGCGCATGCTGCGGCCGAATCATCGGCCCTGGGGAGCGATGGCAGCTCGACCATATCATTGCCCTGGCAAACGGAGGTGAGCACCGTGAGGGCAATCTGCAGCCCCTCCTGTTCATGCACCACCTCCTGAAGACCAAGCAGGATGTCGCTATCAAGGCCAGAAACTATCGGAAGGCCTTGAAGCATGTTGGGATCAAGGCAAGAAGGTTCTCGAGGCCGTTGATCGGAACCCGCGCCAGTGGGTGGAAACGGAAAATGGACGGTACACTCGAGAAGCGTTAACATGAGGGATGCACCAGCTATTGCTCCTGCTTATGCTCCTGTTCGCGTCCAATGCCGGAGCACACGATCACAACCGCCCCGATCTGGATCGCTGGTTCCGCCAGCAGTACAGCGGTAAAGGCCCGTGCTGTGACGGAGCAGAAGCGAATCATGTTGCCGATGTGGACTGGGATTCGACCTGCGTAGAGGGCAAATGCCATTACCGCGTCAGACTCTATAACAAGTGGTGGGATGTCGATGACGGTGCGATCGTACAAGGCCCGAATATGTCGGGCACTGCCTTGGTCTGGAGTGTGCCCACATACAACGGTGATGAAGTAATTTCGCTTCTCATCCGCTGCTTCATGCCTGGCGCCGGCGGCTAGCCTGCTTTCAAGAGCTGCGAGATATGATTCACCATGAGATCTTGTGCATACCCCCAGTCGTCCGGGTGCGCGCCGTGATGCTCTGTGGTGGTCAATATTGTCTTGCCTGGGTGCACAACGTAATGAGCGTTGCCAAGGCCGCCAGTCTCGACAAACACCGGATCCCAGATGCAATGCGCCACCTTGACGTTCGGCGCCACGGTGATAACGCGCGCGCTGATCGGCCCTTGCCCAATCGGATCCCATGCTGAGGGCTGGAACCCGCCCACGAAGTTGATCGGCCCCTTGAAGTCGCCAGCGTACAGCGCGGCGGCGCCAGCGCCGAGGCTATCGCCCACCAGGCCGCGGAAGCCGGCGCCGCCGACCATGAATGCGCTGATCCCCTGCCGATCGGCATGGCCGAACGTTTTGACGATAACTCCCAGCTGCTGCAGCCGCGTCGCCAGCGTCGGCAGGCCGGCTTGGGTCTCGGTGAGAGGCCAACCCTGTCCACCGATAAGCGCAATGCGGGGTGCGGTCATTCCATGACTCCTATGCAGTACCCGATGGCGCCCGCTATTGCGACAAGTAGAACAACCCATCCGGGGCCAAGAGCAAATCCATTTATCAAAAGTAGCATGACACTCCTATTTAAACCGTCGAATTTCGAGTGGCCCTAGCCATAGCGCGCGGGCGCCATAGATTGGCACATAGGGCGGGGTCCAGTACTGCCAACCAAACCGGCAGTAGGGCCAGAGAATAATTTGATAGCGCCCTATGTGCACGATGGCTCCTAATCCAACAGCGATTTAGCGACCACAGTCGAGGTTCTACCCTCAATCGCTTCATGTAGGCGTCGCAATGCCTGCTGTACGTAAGCCTCCGCGCAGGTCTCAGCAATGAACCAAAGTCCATCATCTTCGGCTTGTTCATCCACCAGAGCCTTGATTGCGCGCTCGTCCATGACGCTCCTAGTCATTCAGAGTGGTTTTGAGACGAGCGATCTTCTCACGCAATTCCGCACCGCGGCTAACTAGATTCTCGGGACAGCGGTAGCCGTGCACATAGGCTAGCCCGATCATTCCCTTCTCTGATTCCTCAAGCAGCTTTATGTACTCGTCATATGCCGCAATCAACTTTTGCACGCCAACGCTCCTATCGTGACTGCCAATATCGAAGCCATCGCCAACGATATCGCCACGTCTTAGAAACCCGAACGCAATCCGTATAAGCATATGCTTCGGCGCAAGGAACCGGAGGATTGTCGAGTGGATGGCAAGTGCAGTTCATGACGCTCTGCTCATTTGTGCTTCTGGCTCCTATCGTGACTTGACGGAATAAAATAGTTCCAGAACAATCCGGCTCCAAACCAGCCAACCATAAAACCGATCGACATACCGAACCAAAAATTCGGGTCACTCATGGATGCTCCTATAGTGACTGCCATGCCAATAGCGCCTCGTTGAAGCGAGACGGCATATAGTTCTTGACATATTGCATCGCTTCTTCGTTGGACTTGAATATCAACTGAGCAACGCGAAAGCGCACGCCATCTACGACTGGAGTTGACCAAAACATCGGCCGTTCATCGCGAGAGGCGCTTTCCCATTCGCTGCCGCAAGTAATCACGCCATGCTCCCCTATCTATTCACACCACATAATAATAATCACATCGCAGTTGTGATTTAGCAATTCCCAACACCATTGCCATTCGATACCACCGCTGTGGGTAAGTGCTCGCTGACGACGTACTGGCCCGCGCCACATACTATGCTCCTATTTCGACTCTAGATTAATTGGAGGGCATCGCTTCATGCATGGCCCACGCGATCTCAATACGCACGGTTTTAAGCTCTCGCATAATTCTCACCTCCTCGGCGCGCAAAATACGTTCGGCCTCATCTAAGTGGCGATGCAGTTTTACATGATCCTGATATTGCATTGATCCTCCTGTTTCTTCTCTTGGTAACACTGGATGGTTTCGCGAACAAATTTCAGATGCACCAGTTCGCGTTCCGCTTTCGCAATCAGGTCATCAAGAATCCGCACCGAACGCATCTCAAGAGAATTGTTCTCCGGGTCGCGTTCCGCCAGCCGTATGTCCCACTGATCTATTACCACGGCAATGCTCCTCTATTTACTGCTGCCACATCGCGGACAAGGGCGTTCGGTTAGCTTGTTTGCGCCGCACTTGCTGCATGTCGCCATGATGGGCTCCTTTAGTTCGTGCGATTTATAAGCCACGCGGCGGCGGCGCAGATTGGGGCGGCGATCAACATTATGATCACAAGATCAATCCAGTAGTGCAGCACCCGGTGCCTCCTCTATCTACTCAGCCCATTGGAATGTAGCCGAAGAAACCTTCGCGCATTTCATCCTCCTATCGTGAGCCGCAATCCATCGGGATAAATACGAAACCAAAGATCATCGTATTCACCGCCGCTTTTGCCATGATCGAATTTAACAATAACGCTAGTGTCTGTGACGCTCGTTACCTCACCCTCCCTGCCGTCAGAATGGCGCACGCGATCACCGTTTTTGAAACTCGACCGCTCAGCCATTAAATCCCTCCTACTTCTTCCTGTCCCATTACAAGACGGATAGCTCGGGATCGGCACTGTACTGTTAGTCGCGAATGACCATCCGGCCTCGGCGGGTCCTTGCTCGATCCGAAATGGAATCCAGTCCAGCGTGTACCAAACCCAAAACACAGTCGGATAGGTGTAGCGAATCACGTACACGATGGCATCCTCCTAGTCTGACTTATGGGGTGAACCGAACGTCAGTCGCAGCCAATGCCGGCTAATCTTCTTACCGAGCCGCTGCTGTATCGCCAGGGTTCGCTCCTCATCGTTCCTATGTCGCCGGCTGCGCCATTCGAGTTCTACGAAGTTGCGCTCAGCGGTCGTCAATACCCATGTCGGGGGGCGCCCAGTTCGATTGTGCTTGCGCGCCCTCCCGCTGGTGGCGATCTGCTCATAAGCCCGGAGCATCATTCGCGGCAGGTGACGGGGCCTGGAATTATCGCCAGTTCTCGCCTCGTAGATTAAGCCGCCGCGACGTTCTATCGCTTCGATCCGCTCTCCAAGGATACGACGGCGCTTCTGTGGTCGGAATACCGCGGGGGCAAGAAGGTATAGCTCAGCCACATGGACCGTAGTGCCCTTCCGCACCGATGCTATCAAGGCGTCGATTTGGCGGCCCTTGCGGTCCTCAACGTACAATTCTGCCTCTCTCGGCATTAAGCCCCGCTGGCCGGCCTCCGTCAGCGCACCCGGCGGGAACGGGTTGATGTAGCCTCTGATATCGTCCATTGCTAAAAATTACTAGCACACATACTTGACACCCGTCAAGTGTGTGCTACATTAGGTTTTGTAAGTAGGGCTGGCCGTTATCGGAGCCGAATGGTTGCTGTTCTAGGCGCAACACCAGCCCCGACCAAGACACAGAAGGCCCGTTATGATTTCATTGTCTCATTGGGGTATGTTCCCCGTGCCCTACAACACCGAAAGCTATGCTCATTTTCTGTGGTGGCTAAATCTCGATAGCCTCCACGGCTTTCAGTTAGCAGAATAGGCCCGTCATGTCGCTAGGTGAATTTGGATCATTCAGCAGCCCAGAGATCGATCGCGAGAGCGATATGCTACGCGAGAATGAGCGGCTGCGGTCGGCACTAGAGATTGCCCATGGTGCCCTGCTCTGCATTGGGGGGACAGATTCAAACTGGTCGCAATATGCGCGCAACCTAGCGGATGAAATCGCGCCCGCACTCCAGTACGCAGAATAGGCCCGTAAAATGCCATCGAGACAAACAATCGCCGAAGTCCTCCAAGGGCTCGGAGTCGTCAGCACCGCAATACTTGTACTATGGGTGTTGCTGACTTTGGCAGATTCGCATTAGAGGCCCGTTTATGGATATGCGCGCCACGATAATGGTTGAATTTCGCAGAGACGAACTTTCATTCATCGATGCGGTCGAACGGTTGCAGCATATGGGCTATGAACCGAAAGATGCGGAACAGATCGTTGAGCAATGGGAATGGTTGCCCAAGCTTGGACAGTCAGAATAGGCCGCTATGTTAGGCGATGGAAAAAGAGATTGGGAAAGTGAGGCGCTGGCTCACGAAGCCGCCGCCGAGCGGCTAGAGCTAGACGCCAAACACCGACGACGGGTAGCCGAGCTGTGCCGCAAGAGCGCCGAATACGAGAGCAAGAGTCAGACGCAAGGATAAAGGCCCGCAATGCAGGAACCATTCTTACCAGCTTCGCTAGAGGACGAAGACCCGCAAAACGAGGCTGAAGCGCGCGATTGGACCGCGCGCGCCATTGCTGAGCTGGCACGGCAGCTCGGCATGATGAACGACTACTATTATCCTCTAATTGGCGCTGCGGGAATGCTGCGCGTCACAAAGTCAGAATAGGACCGTATTAACTTCGCTTCTTTGTTCTCACCAAGCTGCCTTCCTGGTATAGATCGGGGTCTAGCTCCTCGAGCGACAATCCAGTGATCTGCGCTACCTGTTGCAACCGCTTGCGGGGTATGCGCTTCCACTTGTATACCGCCGGCCAGGTAATACCTAGCGCTTCTGCCAGCCTATTTTTGTTGCCTGCAGCACGGACGGCCTTCTTCACAGCCCAGGTTGCTCTTTTTGACATTCTGTTAAAATTCCGGTTGACAAGAGCAGCAATCTTACCTTAGCGTATGAAAGCTAGTCAAGGGAGGCTTTGATGGCCAATGAGACTGTGGAATTGACGATACAATTCGTCAATCCTCCCAAAGAGGGGTCAAAGTGGGGGAGCATCAAATCCTCAGAAGGAATCTTCTACGGCGGCCCGCCCGCCTTGCTAAGGCAGTTCACTGCAGGTGAAGTTTGCACGATCGAATTCAGCAAGTCTGCCAATGGTCTTTACAATAACATCGTCAAAAAGATCGGCGCCAGCAAGCCGGCGCCATTGTCTCCCCCACCGCGGCAACGGACGCACCCTAACGATCAAACCAGCATCTTTGTCACTGCCTTGCTCGGCCACTTCATCCACACCGGCAAGGTCGCGCTTCAAGAAGATATGATTGCCGAAGCCGCAGACATGATCCTGCGCGCCTACCGGAAATGCTCGCTCGGCGGTCTGCAGGTGCAGACCCGTGACGACATGGACGATTCCATAGGATTCTGATGAGCACTTTTATCGTGGCCGAAGTCGGCGTTAATCACAACGGCAGCTTGGACATCGCCAAGAGGCTAATCGATGCGGCAAAATGGGCCGGCGCCGACGCCGTGAAGCTGCAAAAACGCACCGTGGAGGTTGTCTATGCAAACCAGTTGGAAACGCCCCGAGAGTCTCCTTTCGGAACTACGCTTGGGGAGCAGAAAAGAGCATTGGAATTCAGCAGGCTTCAGTGGGATCTACTTGCCTCCTACTGTATTGCGATCAAAATGCCCCTATTTGCTAGCGCGTGGGATATTGCAAGCCTTGAATTCCTCGCTAAGTACGCTTTCCCCTACAACAAAATTGCGTCTGCTATGGCAACAAATCATGATTTTGTGGTCGCTATCGCTGCTGAACGTAAGCCTACGTTTGTCTCAACGGGTATGTGCGAATTTAGAGATATCCACAATGCTATCACTTGGCTCCGAGGAGCAGGAGTAGGCGGGGCGCCACGAACCACCGCAGACGGAATAACCTTGATGCACTGCATCGGCACCTACCCGGCCGATGATGAAGAACTTAATCTCTGCCTGATACCCAAGATGCAGCGAGCCTTTGGCTTGCCCGTGGGCTACAGCGGCCACGAGGCTGGGGTGACGCCCTCGGTTGTCGCCGTGGTCTTGGGGGCCTGCGCCATCGAGCGGCACATCACCTTGGATCGCAGCATGTATGGCTCGGATCAGGCCGCTAGTCTCGAGCCGGTGGGCTTTAAACGAATGGTAGAGATGATTCGCAAGCTTCCGGTGATTGTCGGCAAGGCCACGACGCGGGAGATTTCCGATAGGGAGCGCGCGGTCGCCAAAAAACTACGATATTGGGAGAATTCAGAATGACCGACATTGTGGAGCGGCTGCGGTATCAGTCCAAGGATTTTGGATACTTGCGCCTGGAAGCCGCCGCCGAGATCGAGCAGCTACGTGCCGAGAATGCCGGCATCCAACAGGTGGCAACGCGCTTTGAGGGAGAAGCCGAAAGATTGCGCACTGAGATCGAGCAGCTGCGGACTGAGATAGCGCGGATGCAGACCGGCACATGATTCATTGCTTGATTAGTGCTCGAGCACATTCTGAGAGATTGCCTGGCAAGCATTTTCTCGACATCGGCAGCGGCATGATGGTGATGCAGCACGTCGAGCGGAGATGCAGGCACTTCGGAATGCAGCCCGTGTTCTGTGTCCCCGCACCGGAAATAAGTGAGTTTGACCAATGGCTTGGTTGCACTGTCTACGGCGGAGACCCCGACAACCTGGAGGCGCGATTGATCGAGTGTGCAATCGGGTTGGAGTTGAAGCAGTTTCATCATCTTGATGGTGACGATCCGTTCTTTGATGAAACTGGAATTGTCTCCAGCATGCGCGCCCTGCAGCAATCCAATGCCGCGCGAATTACGCCAAGTTACGAGTCACAGTCCGGATCAGGACGAATGGGGACGAGCTATAACCTGATGCAGAATGCGCAGGGCGAGGGGATTCTGGTCGAGGAGGGCAGGACCGCTCCATGGCCCCAGCGACTGACCCTGGACTATATCGAGGACTATCATTTATTGCTCGTGGTCAATCGCATCGTTGGCGGCTACATGGCGCCCAGGTGGGCGGTGGATGATGCCTTTGTCCGCAATCCCGACCTGCACAAGATCAACTGGTTCCGCACCGCAGAATGGAAAGATCGCCAGCTCGGCGCAGTCAAGAAGGTGATGTGAATGAGTGACCCCGTTGCCGAGTTTGAGCGTCGCTTTGCCGAGAAGATCGGCACCGAGTACGCCATAGCGGTCAATAGCGGCACCAGCGCCCTGCATGCTGCCCTCGAGGCTGTTGATGTACGCGGCGGCGAGGTGATCATGCCTGCCCTGTGCCCGGCGATGGTGGCGTTTGCCATCATTCACGCCGGAGCTCAGCCGATATTTGCCGACGTGCATCCAGAGACATTCCTAGTCACCCCGACCACTATTTCCCCGCTGATAGGCAACAATACCCGAGCGATTATCCCGGTGTCTCTGTATGGCCTGCCAGCCGATACCGATGCACTAAAGGATCTTGCACTTCCAATCATCGAAGACTGCGCCCAATGCCTATTCGGGCGTTACAAGGATACCTTCGCCGGTCCGAAGGCAGACATGGCTTGCTATTCCTTTGAAGCAAAAAAGCACATGACCACCGGCTCGGAAGGAGGGATGATCATCACCAATAACGCTGCACTGGCGGAACGCGCCCGCAAGTTCAGCGGCCTCGGGTATGCACACTTGAGCGCGGGTATGGGAGGCACGAGAACATCCCTCAATATACCCGAGGCACAATCCCCCGATTATCTACGCTTTGATACGATCGGCCTCAATTACCGCATGAGTTTTGCGCAGGCCGAGAAGGGCATCTATGCCCTCAAATATGTTCAGGAGCGTATCCAGCTGCGACAAGAGATCGGCTATTTGTGGCAGCATGTCCTGGGTAGCGAGCTGCAAAAGCACTCCTACGATGCCGATCACACATTCTGGACCGCCGCTTGGCCTGGACCGATCCCGGAATGGCGGGACTTTTATGATGGGTTTGTTAAACGCGGAGGCGACGGGTTCTATGCCGCACCGCAACTGCCGTGGAATGAACCAGCACTCTCGGACTTCAAGCCCCTAAATGCAACCCCAGTCGCCGAGAGACTGCAGCGCAGCCTGATGCTGTTCAAGACTAATTATCGCTCGCTCTACTACGCCATGCAGCAAACCAAGATCCTACAGGAGATGCTGCATGTTCCGGCTTAAGGGCAAGCGGGTGGCGGTAATAGGCTGTGATGGACTATTGGGCAAGGTGGCTGTCGAGACGGTAGAGGAATTGGGAGGTAAGGTGACCGAATATGATTTGAGGATCGGGGACGACATCAGGGAGTCATCGTTTGTCGTTGCTGCGATGCACGACAATGTAGATGCGGTTATAAACTGCGCCATTGGCAACCAGGCGCCGGTCAAGGACGCAGACCTGTGGTTCAAGAGAGATCTTGATATAGGCCTCACCGGCGCGCTGAATGTCGCCATGGGATTTGAGCAAGCGCTGAGGCGAAACAAGGGGAGTCTCGTCTTTGTTGGTTCCGACCTGTCGTTTATAGCCCCATATCCTGAGCGCTACGCTCCCAATTACAAGCCTTTGGCCTACTCCGTAGTAAAGCACGGAATCATAGGCATGACCCGCTATCTAGCGGCCCACTGGGGGCCGGATGTGCGGGTGAATTGCCTATGCCCTGGCGGGATAGACCAGGGGCAGGCCGTGCCTAGGTGCCCCCTGGGCCGCCTGGCAAAGCCGGAGGAGATGAAGGGTCCGATAGCGTTCCTATTGTCGGAGGCCTCGAGCTACATGACTGGGACAACCCTGGTCGTCGATGGAGGAAGAACAATATGGTGAGCACGCATTACGTCTGGACTGACGCTGCAATCGAGGAATTCAAGTCGATGTGGCTCGGAGGTGTGCACATTTACGACATGGCTCGTCATTTCAATATGGTCGAGCAGAGCATTCGTAAGGCGCGGTTAAGGTTTGGGCTGCCGGAACGAAAGATCAGCAACTGGACCGATGAAAGGTCGGACTACCTCAAGGAGAGCTGGGGACATTCAACCGCCTCAGCCATCGCGGCAAAGCTGAATATCTCCCGCAATGCCGTGATTGGCCGAGCTCGGCGCATGGACCTCGATGCCAAGAGAAGTGGACCAGTGACCGGCAACAAGCAGCGGCCACGACAAATGCCCGTCATTATTAGGCCGCCGGCGCCCCCGCCGCGGGAACCGTTCTCATGGCCGGAGATTCCGTCACTGAATATTCCGTTACTCGAGCTTGAAGATGGACAGTGCCGCTTTCCTTGCGATGAGGGGTTCTGCGGGCATCCCATTGTCTATAACTCTTATTGCGCGCAGCATACGCGATTGTGCTACCGGATCCTGCGAGTTGCCTAGCCCTTTCTGATTTCGTCCAGGCGCTTATTAACCATCTCGGCAACGATCTTCAATTCACCTGTGGTCGGGCGGGTCTCCTCGAGCCGGTCAATGCGATCCTCTATGCGCTTGATATCGCGGCTGATGGCAGTCTGATCGGCCTCGTGCTCGCGGATGCTCAGGGATTTATCCATTGATCGGGTGACAAAATGGACAACCGAAATGAGAAAAGCTGCGATGGCGATGAATACCGACCAATCGCCGTTCAGCACCGAGTTGCGAATATCGCCGTTCATCCGCCCTCACAGATGAAAAGCCCTGACGGGCTAAAGCCCGAGATTGCCGAGCACCCCAGGCTGTGACATTGCCTGTTGCAGTGCAGCAGTCGCCATTGCCATATCCTGTTGGTAATTTGCCGGGCTCGAGATGGCGGCAGTGAGCCAGGTTGTAACCGCCGGAGGCAAGTTCGGGATGCCCTCGATCGCCGGCAATAAAGCCGGGGCCATGGCCGGATTTGCCTCCATGGTCATAATCATCTGCATAGCACGGCTGGCATCGCTTTGCGTCATGTGCCGCATGAAATTGCCGAATTGGCCGGGGGTTAGACCGGCAAGAATATTGGCAAGTGTCGTGCCGACTGAAGTTGCTGCTGGGCCTGCCATGATAGTCTCCTCAATGGTCGGGGTGGTCGTGGTGCCACTGACCTGGATAGGGGTTATAGTACGGGACGGGATAGGGATTGTAAGCTGGAGCGGGGACCACACAGGTTACCCCATTCCAGTAGGTCATCACCGGGCAACTAGGCTGTACCGGTGCAGGGGGTGGTTGTGCGACCTGGGAACAAGTGCAATTCGGCGATCCAGGAGCGCAGGCGACAGCGCCAGAGAAGCATTGCCACGTCTGCGCATACGCCGAGCTGGCGAGTAGGGAAAGGGTGATGGCGAGGAGAATTCTCATGATGGGGGCGACTTTGCGTCTTCCCGCACACTCGATTGTGCCTGTGTGGTTGCCATAGTGGTGATCGCGGTGTCCTTCTCCTTCGACCCCTGCGAAGAGCCGAAATAGAACCCGACGATATTGGTGAATCCCACGCTCATGAGAGCTCCAACCAGGACCTTGAACACGTCGGTATCCGTCTTGCCGGTCACGACAAGCGCAAATACTAGGCCCACGATCGACAGCACGAGGACATTAGCAATGAAGGCCGCCGTGTCGGGCAGGAACTTGAGCTCGGGGAAGTTCATTTTGATTTTTTGTAGAGCCGCTTCTTCGGCACCTCCACACTTATATGGGGAGGATGTGGCGTCTTTACAACTGGAACTAGAGACACCCTGTCAGCATCAACAGCATCCACAACAGCCCTGGCCATGACCGCTGCAAATACGCCTTCCTCGGCGCCAGGCATCTGGCTCTTGAACTTGCCGACCCCATCCTGCAGCACCTTGAGCGCTGCGGCAGTGCCCACAACGTAGTCTTTCTGGCTTGCCATGGTCATGTTTCCCGTATCGGTTGAATGGTGCTGTCCATACTCATTAGCGTTTTGAGGATTGGCGCGCAACCAGGCTGCGGGTCCATCACCCGGCCATTCCATTTCCCGTCACTCACATATTTACCCGGCTTTTGGATATTCGTACCCCCCCAGATGTATGGGGATGGTAGACCTTTACCTGCGTATCCCCAGCCATTGAAGGACTCGGCCCAGAACAGCATTTTCTCCAGCCGCCAGTCCTTGACATCAGTCAGGCCGTCGAGCTTGAGCGCATCCACCGCCCCCGCCTCCCAGGACGGGAAGGGGCCGCGGCCCTTGGGCACGATCGTCGTCACGTGATGCAGGGATTGGCCGTTACCGAGGTAGGTGTCGAAATTACCGTCACTCTCCCGAGTGTGCAGCATGGCGATGAGGGGCCAGGCAACGCCGGTCAGCTTCTCAACTTCCTCGTACCGGTCCTTATGGGCCAGGATCTTCTGCGCTATTGCCCTGAACTCGGCCTGCCTCTGGGGCTTTATCACCATTGAGTCCCATTCCTGGGCATACTGGGGCCATTTGGCTGAATATCTCATCGCGCTGCCCTTGCTTTTAGCACCTCTATCTCTGCTTGCTGTGCTTTATTCCCTGTGAAGTCGTCCAGCTCATCGATGCACAAACTCAATTCGGCCCCGGCACAGGTGATGATCACGGCGTTCTTATGTTCCACATACGGTCCAGTTGGTGCCGTTGTAGCGTATCTTCGCATGCCGCGAGCCACCGCCGCTGGACGTTGCACCGAACGTTCCCGCGCTGTTGTCATCCACGATATTGTATTCTTGCCCTTCGGTCGGCCCTACAGCTTGGACTCCCGACTGCCCTGGGAGGCTGGCAAATGTCATTCCTAGCGTTGGATTGTTACAATTCACAAAAGCAAAACTGGCTTTATTGTTACTGTTCATCCCCGATAGTGGGGTTTGATTGTCAACCCCCCAGGCAGAGCCATGCGTGACCGTCAACGCCACTCCTGTGATGTTCAAACTGATAGCCCCACCGGCCCTCGTTGTTAGAACATAGGACTTATTAGGTCCACCGTTGCTATAACTTCCGACAGGAAAGCCAACCTCGTTCGCGATAAGCGGCGCGCTAGACCCGGTGGGTACGCCAGACCCTGAGACCACACCAAGAATGCCAATGGTATTGGTCAACCCAGCCTTGACGGTCAAAACATTTCCGGCAACACCCGAAGGACTTCCCGCGCCAGCACCATTATCTATGAAGGCGTTGGTATCGGTAACAGCCGCGGGGGTCGTATTTCCAAAGCAACTGTTAAATACAACATTTTGAAACACATCACTGGTGCCAAATTGAAACGCCGCCTGTGCGCAACTGATATTACCTCGGACTCCGTTGAATACCGTTTGCCCTACGCTTAACAACAACATCGCGCATTGCGGAGAGCCAGTATTGATGCCGCCCAAAGTAGGGGCTTGATTCATGACGCTTGTCAGGTTGCACGGACCGATGACGCATCCTGACATGCCGTGCAGAGCCATTGCTATTCCAACTGCTTCACACTCGTAATTAGAAATCGTGGATGCGGTCAGGGTTTGCTTACGCCTAAACGTTATGGCCTGCGCGCTGCTAAGAGCAGGGACGTTGCCCCCCGTACTCGTGACATTGTAGGTCCCCGTACCACCCGTTCCCGTACCCAGGCTCGCTACGGTCACAGTGATAGTACTGGCTATGCCGGTTGCAACAATTTGGTCGCCGACCTGAATGGGGACAATGCTGCTCAGCGGATTTGGGTAAGTCGTACCGCCGACGGTCAGCACGCCAGAAGTGCCGCTGCTGGTCATGGTGCATGACGTGGCTACTCCGATGAAATAGCCCAGTCTCATCCCAACAATGGCATTCTCAATATGGATATCCGAGATGTTGCAGGCAGTCCCGGTTGCCGCGAGCCCGGTTTCCATGAGCCCGGGAGAATGACACCCCATGACCGTGCTGCCGCTGATGACGAGGCCCACAGAACCTTGGGCGCCGCCACTCTGTACCTCTATGCCGGTGATGGTGGAAACAAATTCATTCCATCCTGACCAAAGACCAATATTACCCAGCAATGATAGATTGCGCAGCACGCCAAACGGCTGGACGTAGACTAACGCACCGCTGCCGATAGTAGTGCTAAGGTTGACAATGCTCAGGTCCGAAATTTCCTGCACACCATTACTTTGATCATCCAGTCGGACAACAAAATCGTTCGCGATGGTCCCTTGAATGATGCTGGCATTGCAGCCGGCCCCTGTGAAGCGCCCCGTAGACGCTCCCACGCCCGCCAGATTGATCTGGCTTAAGACCTTGTAGGTGCCAGGAGGAAAGAAAACAGTGCCGCCCTTCGTGCTCGTGCCGTACATCGCAGCAACGGCCGCGTTGATAGCCGGAGCACTGTCCGAAGCGCCTGTACGATCGGCACCATAGTCTAGAACATTGAAAATATCCGCCCAGCGATCGGGATCAGTACGGTTCGCGCTCCTACCAGTGGCAGGAAAGGCAAATCCTGTAAATGCTGTGTCAGCCCGAGCCTGCGTTGCGAATACGCCCGCAACAACCCCGCCGAGCAGCAATGCTTTCCTGCGCGAGCTATTCATCGGGTGAGTAGCTTCCCGTTAACATCGTCACGGAGGAACGCCGATGAACCGTCCAGTAAAAAGCCTCCTGCTGGCAGCGTGCTGTTCGCTAATTGCGGACCAATAAGTCCAGCATGTGCGGTGCTATTAACTACTTGCAATACCACGAATGCCTGTGCTCCGACAAGGAGCCACAGCACAATTACTACCGTGATCCTTAACATGTTATCCTCTTAGGGACCTGCTTGTGCTGGAATCAATGGTGCTATTTGTGTTGGTGTAACCAATTTGCCCAGCTCTGTGGTATTCAATCCTTGCGTGCCACCGGACACTAAGTTGGATGCCGTGGCCGCAAAACTTCCACTAGCATCTACATGCCGATGAGCAAAGCAAGAAGCTTCAGCATGACGCCGGGAAGTTTCCCGCTCCATAGTAGGCTTGCTGATTTTTACAGATGTTTGTTCGCTGCGTGAGAGTCAGCGCCGATTCGATCATGCCTCCCTCAGAAAAATACCCATCCGAAACCTGTCCACTACCGCCAAATTGAAAAATAACAATCTTCTGGGCAGTCGGAGTGTTTGTTCCACACGCTATTCCAGTAATATCTACACCGTTTTCGTTGAGCTGACAGGTATTCGAGGCCGATGCCACTCCCTGCACGGCCTTCATCGTACCAGCCGCTGCTGGCGATGGCGGCTCACAAACAATGCTGCCAGCATACATCATATTGCTCGTATTTAAGCTGGAACACGTAACATAAAGAACGCCTGCATTGGCATCCATTCCTATGCCCGTTTGGAACGTTCCACTTCCAGTCACTATCTCGGCAACAATAGTGAACGAGTAGGGAAAACCAAAAGTCAGGCCGGAAGATGAAGAATAAAATTGATTGGCACTTGCCAGGCATTGACCGAATGTCGCTGTCGCGAAACAGGAACCAGCGGGAGCTACCGTGAATTGATTGGCCGCCGTGGATTGCAGTTGATGATTCCCGTTCCCCGTCTGGTCGTACATCTCGACGACGGAACAGGTAGTGGCAGCGCACCACGTCGCAACTGCTGTTCCATTATCACCGCTCGGCGTACAGTTTGCCGTAATCCCCCAAGTGCCGCTGGTGGCGATCAGCACGTCGCAGGTGTGGCTGTCGCTCGCACGACTTAGATTGCAACTCGCATTGCTGCCAGTTGCAAAAGCGGCATTGTAGGCGCGGACGCAAGAATACCAAGCATTCCAGCCAGAAGCTTTGTCGCCAACGCCCTGATAACCAGTTGGTGCGACAGGAGCGCCTAGACCGGCGCCAGTCTGCGACACTTGAGCGTAGCATGGCCAAGCCACGATCAGTGCGGCGCAGAGAAAAAGATAGAGGCCAAGCACACGTTTCATTGCTGTACGTAAGTAAGATTGCCAGCAACGAAAACACTGCTGCCGAGGATGATGCACAACTCGCTAGATGCCGCCCCTTTCGCGATTGTACCAACGCCACTGCCGAGCGTAAGGCCACCGTTGGCGGCTAGTGCCATGCTGTTCGCGATACTCGCCGTCGTCGATCCGATGACCGCCGCGTTGCCGGTCACGCAGGCGGTGCCGGTGCCGGTGGTGAATGCGACTGTCGTTGCGCCAGCGGCGATCAGCGAGAGTGAACAAACATAGATCGAAGTAGAGCCAGAGAGGGCAATAAGCTGGACCGAACTCGTCGAGTTCGTGTTGATCGGCAGATTGGTCTTGGCCTGGAATGTGCAGGGATCGGCAACAGCCTGATTGCTCGCTAATGTCACCGGCGAGCTGTTGGCCATCGTCGCTTGACCATTGGTGTTGGCATTGGTGACAAAGGCATTGACACCAGGAACAAGCACGGCGCCGGGAGACGTGCCATAATTGGCTATTGCGCCAAGAGTGCTACCAGCCCATGAGGTAAAGCCGTTGACCTGCGTCGCCAGGGTCCCCGTGCCGACCACGGTGGCGTTGAGGCTCGCCGCAGTAGCCTGCGACACAGTGGACAAAACCGGCGTCATAGATGCGACGCCCTGGACAGTTACAACGCCGCCGGTAGCCGTTCCCGCCGTACCCTCGCCCGTAATGGTCAGCCCATGGCCGCTATCGACTGTTGCGCAGGTTGTTACTGTCGTGAAATCGCAGACCGTATTCATCCACGATAGATTGCCAGTAACGGCGCCGGTAGAAGAAAAAACGTTGAACGTGCGGGCCACCGCCCCGGCATCATTCGCCTGGACTGTGGTCGCCCCACTCGCTGCCCACGCCTGCAACGGCGCCAAGGCAATTACAAGTGCCAGTAATATGCGAATCATCTTAGTGTCCTGCCCATATGAGTGTACACGGTCCACTCCAGTCCAAAGTACCCTGCGCCGGTGGTCCAGAAACCACGGTACAGGCATTGACAAAGGGAGTGGTTACTTGGTTGTCAATATTGGAGCCTGTATGTGGTCCGCCACCTGTGCCGGGATTATTGATGGCAGCATGTGCAGCAAGGCCGCTCATTATCATCAATAACACCCAGCGCCACATGTCACTTTATCTTGCTCCCTGTGGAGGGGCCGTTCGGACCCAGCAGCGGGGGCACCGTGATGCTAGACATCGGAGTGCTCCGCCGCAAATTGCCTGATCCTGTCAAGCTTATCTGCTGCCTGTTTTTCCTTGGCGGCCAGATCGGATTCCCTGCGTAGGCATTGCGCCTCTCGGGCCTCGAGCTCGGCCTTCTGCCTGGTCATCAAAGCTGTTGCGGATGCCCATTCAGTGGCCCGCGCCGCCAACTCTTTTTTTAGCGTCGCTTCCCTCTCCAAAACCGCAGCCTCACGGGCGTCAAGCTTGTGCTGAATCTCATCAAATGCCGACGCTTTGGCAAGGATGCGCTTCTTCTCGGGGAGGAAAGCAGCAACCACACCCTCATGTGCCGCCTGATCTTCCTTGAGTTGAGTCCGATCGGTAGCAAGATTACTCTTGGAGGCCGATAACTTAGCCTCCGCCGCTAGTGCCGATTTCTCTCGCTCCTGAAACTCTTTAATGCGTTTCTCATGCTCATGCGGCTCCTTGATCAGGGATAGCAGGCTGAGCAGATTGTCGCCCGGTGATGCACCAGTAAAACCGCTCATGTCATCACCCGTAGAACGGAACTTGTGTGTAGTAGAGATTGCCCGAGACAGTAATACTCGAGCCGCTTGAGACCAGCGTGAAGGCGTTGCCCATTGAGGTGGTAAACCAGGGCGTGCCGTCCATGTCCAGGGTCATCGACCCATTCGCAACCAATGGGATACCCCCTGAGAGGGCAACCGAGGCCGACCCATCACAAAATGTGAGAGTAGTGGTGCCGGAAGCCACCAAAAACAGCCGGTAAACCCGAATGATCTTATTCGTGACCGATGAAATCACGTTTGCGGTTGCCGTAGCGCTGACAATGGCAATCGTCAGGAGATTACTATCGTTCGGAGCGATATTAACGCCGGCCATGTTCTATCTCCGCCCGCGCCGCTTCTTGCGCACCGTCATCGACTTGTGTTTGCGCTTCTGCTTCATATCGCGCTTTTGCGGATTATACATTGCCGGGTCCTTTGAAGTAGAGCCACGCTACAGGCAGGACGATGCCCAGATCGTAAACCACACACACCCCGATCCGCGCCAGATCGGGCGATTGTATCGCATAGAGCGATAGCACGAAACCACCCACCCCGCTAAGAAGCAGCAGGAACCTTGCCGCGGCCACCGCCGCTATCGCCATCAGCACCGCCGTCAGGGCTTGAAGAAAGACGGGACTTGATGGCGTCGAGGTAGGGAGTGGCGTTGGCGGCCTTACGGGGGACAACCCCGGGGCCTCCCGCTCCGCTATCAGCCTCACTCTGCCCGAGGATCCTTGACTTGAAGTCGCCGATTCTTGAGTCACCTTCGTCCTCCAGCCGATTTTTGATGCTGACCCACTTGCCCACCTTCTCGAACACATCAAGCTGCATGTCGATCGGTGTCTTTTCCTCCTTGACGCGGTTCAGGAGCGTCAGGGCAAGCGCCTCCTGGGCGTGAATGATCTTCGCCCCTCGCGTTGCGTCCCGGCCTCGTTTCCAATGCGGCATTACCGCTCCTGCCCCAATCTTTCCAATAGCGGACTCAACTCTGCCCCCGCCAAAGGCGCCCCGCGCTGCAGAGCATTCCCCACAGTTTCGCGCGCCGGCCGAGTTGCCTCCCGTATGGCTGTCCCCTTCTCCGTATAGGGAAGGCCTACTGTCCCACGAAGGCCCAATCCGTAGAGGGTTTTCAAAAAGCCAAGCTTTTCTCGTTCGGCAGTGCCAGAGTCGGAGACCACCGCGGGCAAGACTTTCTGCGCCGTTTCAGCCACTCCCTGCCCCAAGTTGCGACCCATACCAAACCCAAGCGGGGATTTGTCCCTCTTCTTCATTGTCTGCAGCAGATCATTGGCCGTGAATACCTGCCCCGACGTAGCGCGCCGCTCGGCAGCATCAAATGCCGTGCG